ATACATGATATTCTCCCTTAGTCGACCCAGAGAAAAGCCGGTATGAAGTCGTTCACAGGTGGAATATCAGACGATATCCATACTTCGAGAGACGCCTGTGTAATCCAAGTATACGGTGTGCGATCTGAGGAAATCCAGATTTCGGCACTCGCTTGTGTACTCTGAAGATATGTGTCAAAGTCTGACGATATCCATATCTCAGCACTAAACTGTGTGCCGATGAGACTCGCAGTAGACGGTGTGATACCTCCACCGTCCGGAGCGTTGACCGATCCGAAGAGAGACGTGAAGCCTGCTTCGCGAAATTTTCTCGGCGGAATACCGAGGAAACCCTTCGGTCCCATCTGAATAATCTCAGATGGAATCGAATTAGGACCTATGTCGGGACGAGAATTAGGATCGTATGTCTGAAGCGTTAACCGATCCTTGAACGTGGCGACCGGAACGCCGAGAAATCCGACCGGACCCATTCGGTCCTTCGGATAATAGAATCCTCGTGATGTTTGCCGATAGTTCTGAAACCAGATCTCGGCACTGAATTGCGTGGTGCGAATTGTCGGAGTTCTAGACGATGAGACCCAGGCCTCGACACTGACCTGAGTGATTCGAATTCTCGTCGTCTTCTGTGCGACGTTACCGACGAATTTGATACGAAAATCAGAACTGAAGACGCCCGGAGGAACGCCGAGCATCCCGACTGGACCCATTCGGTCCTGTCGAAATTCTTGGATGAGAGGAACTGCCGCGCCGCCGCCGACATCGCCAGCGACCGGAAGATCGGCTACTGGTCCGAAACCGGCCATCTGTTATCTCTTCAGTCTTAGCTGCGCGTAGGATCCTGTAGTGAATACGCCAGACGTGATGGCAAATTCGATCGATGTAATGGCCGCTGTGAGTACGATATCCAACGTGCCACTGATCGTAAAATGGTTACGAGTCGACGTACTGTTCGGCTGCTTCCCGTGCCACTTCCCTGATTTTTCGAGTCCACTCGCTCCGGCATAGTCGAATATACAGAGATCTACAAATCCCTGCATTCCGGTCACGGCAGTAGTTCCAGGAAGAGCTGCCAGTGGCGTCAGTGAAGTCGCAAGAAGAGCTTGAGCCGCCGCTGCCGTCGCATTCTGCGCCGCGTGCTGCTGCATCGTATAGATAGCCGTACTGAGACCATTAACTCTCAATAGTGGCTGAGTGTTCAGACCGACGTGCGTGGTGCGTCCGACGACTAAGAGCTCTAGATCATTGAACGTCTGCGGTAGATTTGACCAGGTATACGTCGCTAGAGTTGCGAGATTTACTCGAGGAAAGGTAATTATCGACTGACTCTCAGCGAGCGACGCAACGCTAATCTCCGCAGAGCCAGACAGATTTAGTAGAGATCCAGTAGTAGAATGAAGAAGATTGCGGGTCAGTGTCGTCCCCGCCGCCGTATAGATTCCCCAGCCCTCCTCCGAGTCAGAACCATCCTCAGCTAGATAGCTGTACGGTAAAAGATCTAAAGCTCCAGCGTTCTGGAATGTCTCGTAAGGAGAAATTGCGGCGGCGAGGGTAATCGTCCCAATTCCAGGCGGGGACGCTACCGTCATCTTCGCTCGATTGAGGAGAAGCACCTTAGTTCAGACTCTCGAGCTTCATCTCCATGATCTGGAGATTAGTCGGGTTAGTATTGACTGAGAACTGTGCGGTGAACGAAAGAGCCACAGCAGAGACCAGATCCAGAGAACCGACAGCCGCAGGAGCCGACGCAGGAATCATGTCCACGCGACCCTGAACCGACGCTGATAGACCGAGACACGCGGAACCGGTCGCGAGAAGAGTTCCAGGATTCGCCTCGACGCGACAGGTGACGAGAAATTCGATCTTGATCGTAGAGTTGGTCTGCGCCGCCGTATTGAGCGCGAGAGCGGCAGACGCTACGAGAACTGTTCCGGCGACACCACCCCAGCGAGCTCTTAGAGTGAGTGTACCGGGAGTCGTCACTACGTTACTCATCTTACCTATGAGCGTCACACGTAGAGTTCTTCCGGCGCTGAAGTAATTCGCCGGAATCGTCGTATCCGGAACCATGATGGTTTCGGTCACGGTATTACTGATTACCGTCGCGTCGATGACCGGCGAGAGAAGTAGTTCTTCCCAACTCTGTTTAGACATTCACTTTCTCCTATGAAGAAATCTTCGGTCCGATTTGCAGAGCTGAGAGTGCGGCTCCAGTCCACGGAGATCCAGTATTAGGATCTAGATGATAGAATTGACCCCACGGACCAGCCGTAGTGAAGATAGCAAACTCGTTGGTTTCGAATGCTGTCGCGCCAGATAATCCGGCGATCTTCATGCCGCGACCACCAGCATCTGTCTTCAGAGCTCTCGCGCGAAGAGTAACTCCGACGATAGAAGTTGGTACATAGAATGGATCCATGAGATTATACAGATCGAAACTACCGACGACATTATCGTAGACGTAAGTGGTGAGAGCATCCTGAGCGCGATCATTCACGTGACCCGCATTACTCGCAGTTAACGTCGTGTACGCAGTCATACGAGTAGTAGTCACAGGGGTCGTCAGTGTAGCGAGATCTGTCGGAAAGCCTGACGCGTAGCCTCCAGGAACGATGTAGTTGTACGTCGGAGCAGTAGACGAATTCGCCTTCACCGTACAGTTCGCGTCTGTAAGAAGAACGAACTGATACACGTATCCGTTCATATAGGGAACGGCACCTGGGAAGGTGAATGTATTAGCGTTGATTACTGGATTCACGACCGCGTTGGAGACAGCTATCAAGTGTCCTGGTGCAGCTCCAGTGACGAACGTCTGAGTATCACCGTCTGCCATGTAGAGGGCGAGTTTCGCATTCCCGGTGAAACCTGCGTTGAATTCGACGGTCGCGGTTGTAAACTCCCCGCCTTGAGTCGTAGATATTCTTTCTCCAGTAACTAGAGTCCCAGCGGTGACGGCGAGCGTACTGTTATTCGTCGTAGTGCCGAGAGCGAGACTTGTAGCTAGAGCGAGAGCAGCGAAATCCTTCTGTGCAGTGTCATGAGTCGGTTGAAGCTGTATGCAGCGAACATCTCCGACCCAATCGTTAGGAGCGTCTCCGTCTCCAGAATAGATGAGCACGTCGTCCATGTAGATCGTATACGCGCCGAATGAACCAGAACCTTCCTGCGCTCTTATTCTAGTTGCTTGATTGTTAGCAGTCATCGTCAAATCAAGACCAGTCAGCGAAAAATCATCAGAAGATGCACCATTTTTTCTTATATGAACTTCACCAGTCGTACCGTGTATGATTAGCTTTATCTGAAAATGATCGAAGCGACCAGCCAGATACGCAGCAGTCCAAGCAGCCTGAAGAACTCCGTCACCTCGGAATAGCCTAATAGCTCCGTTTGAGTCAAAGTACACGAAACACTGAAGAGTCGTACCGTCATATATGTTCAGAGTGATGCCAGGAAGACTGGATCCGGTCAGAACAGTCGACTGATAAACTGCTAGAGTCCAAAACAGAGTACCCGTCGCCGTAAAAGTCTTCTGTCCGTACGACGAAGTATTAGTCCCTCGAAACGATCGCCCGTATCCGAAACGACCAATAGCATCAGTCGGAGGCTGATTGATGTTATTCCAGTCGTGCTCCCACTGATTTCCGTTGCTGACTCTACTGTCACCTGAATCCAAAGAATTGATGTAGAGATCGAAACCATCACCGATGATATAAGCGTAGCAGTTCGTCTTGAGAGCGTGTTCGATCGCCCATGAGGAGACTTCATTTCCGGTGCGAAACTTCATTGAGTTCTAGTCCCCACAAGAGTTAGAGATATACCTTCAGCCGCTGAATCCTGCGGTGTGATGCAGGTCGCTGACAGAAAGTCTCCGTCTACGAATGTGACTGCCGACCCGGCACTAAATGATCCAATGACTCCGGCGGCGGCTATAGTACCAGTGAATATAGTCGTGTTGTTCTTCTTTATTGTGACTATCCAGGTGAGAGTTGGAGCGATTCCACCGTTATTTGTATCAATCTGCAACTCGCTACCAGCGAGATTCGCCGGTAGCGCATCTCCGGTCTTCATTGGAATCGTAAAGATAACTTCTTCGTCGAGTGGTTTACGACCAGGAGTTCCCGCAGAAACTCGAAGCGGACGCGTAAATACTGATGAAGTCGCGTTGACGCCAGCAGTCGGTAAACTCTCCCCAACGACGTTTACCGCCGTCAAGAAGTAAGTGTATCCAGCACCTGAAGTGATATTAACGTCTGCGTTGTTAGTCGCGAATCCAGTCCAGATTACACCGGCTGAACCGAAGAGAGCTCCGGTTCCGGGCGCACGATAGAGACGATATGACGTTACGTTATCAGTCGAAGGATTACTATTCCAACTGGTACTATTCTGATCAACTCCGACGATAACCGCTAATCCTGTCGGCGTAGTCGGGACTCCTCCCGCACCGCCTCCGTACCCTGTTCCGCTCGTGGTGAACTGGTACGCCATGACGTCTGCGATCTCCTGCTCGTTCAGATCATAGAGATTGAAGCTGGTGAACTTGAGATATATCGTTGAGCCAATGTACTGCGGCGGTAGATGATAGCTGAGTAGAGATCCTACTGTTCCTGAGAGATCGATGCTGGTGAACTGGTCACCTGTAGAGTGAAGAGCCGGGGAGGTCCCGTAGAGTCCTCGGTAGACGTAGTCGATATCGTTCGTGAATGCACTTGTCGGGACTACTTCGCCGTAGGCGACGAGTTCTCCGACGTTGCTGATGACCTGCGCGACGGGGAACGTTGTCAAATACGACAGAGGACGATAGTTGTCGGCGTCGTCGTGAGTGACCGCAGCACTGAGCTGAACGTCTGACTGCTCGAGGTCAATCTGCAGAGTATTCGTCGTATCTAGTCCAGACGCATGAGTAGGAAAGTTAGACGTTAGCTCACCCTGCGGAGCCGGAGATGTTATCTCTCCGATGCGTCCGTAGGTGACGTCGTCGATGCTGATCCATACCGTACAGCCTCCCCAATTCGCGCCACCAGACGCAGCGATCATGATCTGCGCTATCGGTGAACCGATCAGATCCGAACGAGGTTCGAGGACCATCGGTGGATTGACGTCACCAGGATCTACGAACTTGTCGAAGTCAATGACAGTACCAGCCTGCTGATCACGATCGGTGAATGTTCCGAGATCACCGTTATAATCCTCCGCCGTGAAGCTGAGGCTACCGTCCTCGTCGCAGTCCACAGTCTTGACCCGAACCGGCAGAAGAGTGATCGCCTCGTTCGTAGGATCTGTCAGCGTGACCAGATCTCCTGGCTCTAGAGCGATGAACCTGTGAGGTGATCTCCACGAGTAGAGGTTACGAAGATATGACTTGCGCTTGCCGATTAGTGTGGCGATGATCATACCGATCGACGCTTCGGTGATCTCCTTCGCCGTTACTGATTCGTCGCGCGTGCCGTACAGATCGTTAAGCGTCTGATTCTTGTACTCTATCGGATTCGAGTTATAGTCTCTCGCTCGATCACTAATTTCGACGCGAATAGTGTTGATCGCGTCTGCCGGATCTATACGCTGGACCTTGACCGGACCGTCGTTGTCTAGGAAATCCTGAATACCGAGGTTGTAGCGAATCGTTGTCTCTGGAGTGTAAGTCGTTCCATTGCCGACCACCACCTCAGTTCCGAGTGGCACGAACTTGATCTCGTTACCTGCCCAGAAGATCCACGAGTTAGTCAGCGTGGCCCATCTGTTTATGACGGACGTCACCTTCTCCTGGGTGACGAGTGCGGGAGACATGAACAAGCCCTGAGCCTGACAGTAGGTTCCGTAGAAACTGATCGACGCGCCGATGTTTCCCGCCGTCAGTCCCATACCGAATAAAGGATCAGTCAATAGCTCAGGAATGAAATCTTCCGGATTAACGTCCGGCGTTCCTACGGTCGATCCAGATAAGCGACCTACGTATTCGAACGACATCGCCGGAAGTATCGGCGAGTTGCCGAGCTGGAAGTTCGACGCTGCTAAGATGGCGATGTTAGGGTATGAGAGTGCCTGATCAGGATGACTCGAGACGATGTACGGAAACGGAGCCTGACCCGCTGTCCCTGTGATCAGCGTAAGTGCGATGTCAGCCAGCAGGACTTTCGACTGATTCAGATAGACTGTCGGGATCGATGTGATCACTCCCCAACCGAGTGCGAGTTCCAAGGCGACGGAGTAGGTGTAATTCGTCGCCTTACCGCCGCCCTTTCCCTTCCCTGACTGCTCACGCTTGCGGAAGTCGTTCCACCAGATGACGTTGAAGGTGAAGCGATTTCTACCCCAGAGGATCGCGATCGGTAGCCCGAGCGCACTCGTCTGAACCTGGAGTCCGGTATAGTTCGGGGTGTTCTTCGTATTTCCGACGCTACGGGCGACCATCGGTCACCTCGAAGTACAGCTTCGGGCGAATTCTTCCTCGCTTCATGAAATTGAGAGTGCTCTCAGAAATCATAGAGACGTGGCACCATCCAGACTGAGCGTAAGCGTGGACGATTTCGTCCTTGTTGATCATGATCGCGCCGTGCGCGTAGCAGCGACCCCAGAAGTAGATAATCACGTCACCGACGCGCGGCGAAGCCACTCTACGACATCTGAGTTTCTTCTCGATCCAATCGAGGAATTTCTCCTCGCTCTGATGTAGATGCCACTGATTCGAGTATGGGCGCGGGTCGAAAGAAGGTACTCGTCCGCTGTCCACGAAGGCTCGGACGAGTAGCATCGCACAATCAACGCCTCCGTTCCGTCCCTTCGTGTCTGCACAGTCGCGGAAAGGAGTTCCCACCCACGAGAGAGACTCACGGATAGTCCCGAGCCGATTACGTGCGTCTTCGGCGGTGTCAAACAGATGCCGCTCAGGTCGCCGATTGCGAGTGATGACGATGGTCGCACCGTCTAACTCCATCTCCTGGTGCATCAGAACGCTGTCTCCGCCGCCGGAATGTACGGAAACCAGAGTCCGTTCTGATCGTTGCTGCGCCCTTCGCAGACGGTACGCGTCTTCGGGCATCCTTCGAAAGCGTCGAAGGTATTACCGACGACTGGAGTGTTGTACAGCGGAAATGCCAGATAGCATCCGTCAGCGTCGGCAAACTCGATGTCCATCGACTGACCGCTCGCCGGACCGTTCGTCATCGTCAGAGTACCGAGCTGAAAATTGGCCGGAGTACCAGGAGGCGTCGCCCACGGGATGAACGATCTCGTAGGTGTCGGAGCCGCTGCCACGATGAAGGATGTAGTGAACGCCGCGCGAGATAGAGTACATCCTGAGTCGCAGAAGGTGTTGTTGCAACCGATCTGATATAATCTGCGAGGCGCACTGAGATCTAACTTGTTATTCGCACCCTTGACTTTCATCACGACGCCGGAGCCCTTCGGTTCGAGAGTACTGACGACACCACCGAAGATCTCTATCTCACCGAGTGGATTGAAGTTGTCGAAGTTGTCGAGATAGAGTTCATTCAACTGAAGAGTCGCACCATCGAACAGACCCTGCGTCGCCTGGGCTCTGACGCTGAGGCCTCCGTTGAAGCCTGTGACGAGTGAGAGTATCTGCACGTCGAGAGTAGGAACCTCCATCGTATTTGAGAGTCTCCACTTGCCGCGCTTCAGGAACGGATTCTGTGCCGTGTAGGTATCTCCGTCCCAGTCTAAATCATGATCCCACGTACACCAGCGAAACGTCGTGACCTCGTCTACCAGTGTGACGATGTAGAGCTCGACCAACGACATCGAGGGAAAACCGTTCGCGAGCGCAGCCGCGACTGGACCAGGAATCGGCTTCACGTAGCGTACCTCAGAGAACGAAGAGTAACTCGCTTGATCGTCCACAGTGTACTCATGAATTTCTCGAACGACAAGTTATCTTCCGCAAATTTGACGTAGTAGTAGTACGAATAGTCGATGGTGATGTCCTGACCACCGGCGGGCGGAACTAGGAACGATAACATCTGTCTCTTCGGGAACGTCTTGTCAATCGTGTAGATGCCAGAGCTCTGAATTACTCCGTCGAAGTATACGTTGATCGGATACGTGCCGAGGTCTGTATCGTGTACGTACCCGACTGACTCGACTCCGACGTTTAATCCGACGCCGAACGTTCTGTTCAGCGGACCGTAGTCCGTCGAAGAACCGTCAGTCGTTCCTACTGGCTCGGCGAGTGTTCGGTTGTCGTCCGGATGCCAGAATAAGAACCTCCCCGCATTGGCTTTGACCCGAAGAAAGAATCCCATGAAATTCTTGAATTCGTTGTGAACGAGAGCCTCACCGGCCCACGTCGTCGCATTGCGTAGAAAGTCGTACACGAGCTCGAACTCATGAATTGGTTCATCGGCCAGCAGAATATCGATCTCTGCCTTATTCGCGGCCACCTGAGTCGGGAGGGTGGCGAACCCTGGACTCCAGAAAACTGAGTAGCTGAGTCCTGGAGGAGTGGGATAGATTGGGTAAGTCACGCCGAGTGGCCTCGATGATATCCACATTTCGACAGAAATCTGAGTATTCCAGACGAATGGTTGTCTGTCACTCTTGGCCCAGATTTCGGCGCTACACTGTGTATTCCAGATGAACGGTTCTCTGTCACTTGAGCACCATATTTCTGCAGATATCTGTGTTTCACGGATATACGGTTCAGTATCAGATGTGATCCAAATCTCAGCTGATATCTGTGTACAGTTGACATCGGTCACGGAACATCAAGCCGGAGAGAATTGTCGCGTAACTGAGCGTGAAGCCAGTTTCGCAGCGTACCGCCCTCGCGCTCGATCAACTGATTGAGTGTCGGTCGCTCTGGAGCGTTGATAGTCGGCGAGTAGTTGAAGTTGACGTCAGGCCTCTTCGCGATCGCGGTGTTGACGTTACCGTGGAATCCCATGCTCTGCGTATTGATCGACTCACGTAATCCAGACGCGTAGGTCTTGGGAACGACCATCTCACCTGAGTGAAGATAGGCTGGCATATTCTTCGGGACGTCCCACGCGCCGACTTCTAGCGCGGTGAGAGCGACGAGAGGCATCATCGCGGCGAATTGCTCGGCCGCTACGCCAGGAGCCATCGCCCATCCCACGTAGGGAATCGCTGCTACGGACGCAGCGGCCTCGATCGCAGACAGAGCAGCGAATGATATCGCCTGCGCGGTATTCGCCGAGTTGACGATAGCAGTCGTCGTCGCAGCCGCCGTCGCCTTCGTAGCTGTCTTCGTGGCTTCAGCACCGACGACTGTACTAGTGAACCCTAGCTCGGCGGCTATCCACTTCGCGATACGAGCGAAGAAGCCAGCGTTGTCTACGGCGATCTCACTGGCGCGCGAGGCGTTTCTGGTCTGACCAGCCGCGACCGTGACTCCAGTCTTCGCCGCTTCTTCCTGGGCCGTGGCGGCGACCTTCGCTTGACCGAAGAGAAGATGTGTGAGGAAGCCGCCCTGCTCGAGCGCCTGATCAGCCTTGAGGCCGGTCTCCTTCAGAATCAGACGCTGCGTGAGATACTGAGCAGTTGACTGGAGTTCCTTCTTCAGGAATGCGTCGGTGGCCTTAGCCATCGACATCAGAAGAGTGTCCTGACCAGAGAATAAGT